GGTTGAGGGCGTGTCCGAGCGCACTTACACGGATGAACAGTTGGAACACATCGATGATGGCCACGGCTGCACGTTTGATGGCAAGGATTACACGGCATACGAGGCAACCCAGATGCAGCGCCGCATTGAGCGGACCGTTAGAAAGCTAAAGCGCGAAAAAGCCGCCTACAAGGCCGCAGGATTGCATGAAGATGAGACTGCGGTAAACATACGCCTACGGCGGTTAAACGCTAAATACAAGGCGTTTAGCGCGGAAGCTGGCCTGCCGGAGCAACCGGAGCGGATGCGCGTCTATAATGCTACTCCCATTTCAAAAAGCATAAAAAGCACCGGTAATGGCAACAGCGTTTCCCCGGGAGATCCGGTTTTGGTTGGGACTGTTGATTTTTCTGATAAAACAGCAGCCATGAAAGTTTTGAGCGATGCTGAGAAAGAACTGGCTAATTTTGATTACGAAGTTAATTACTCGGTGACGAAAGATGGCAAAGTCTGGCGCGTCTCCGGGGAAGCAGCATCTGTAGACTTGTCTGCTATACCGAGCACCCTAAATGGGTCATATTCGTATCACAATCACCCACGTGAAAAAACGCATTACTCTTTTAGTGCAGAAGACGTTGCGTTCTTTATGGACAGTAAAGAAGAACTTTCCATTGCGTCTGATGACCGATTTATATACATTATGAGGCGAACAGCTAAAACCGTTGAAAAGGCTCGCGATGTGGTGTACAATCGCTTTAAGGAACTGGAACGGACGGACGTATTTGAGATGATGTGGAAAGGGCAGATAAACCCGGACGTTGATAAGTACCACGAAGTAATGAAGATTTTAAGTAAAGAGCTGGAGGTTGACTATGTACGCAAAGAAAAAAATAAATGAAAACCATCCACTCTTTAATGAGTACAAGGCAAAATGCGATGCACTTTTTCATGAATGCTGGGCTAAAGTAGATGAAGAACGGGCAAAATACCCCGATTGGAAAGGACGAGACCACCCATCTGATTTGGCGGTATATGCACTTGAGAAAGAGTGCAACTCAAAGCTTAGAGACCTACAACGTGAATATGATTTCCTGTTTTCCGAGGTGACGGACAATGAATGATGATATCATGCGCGCTGTGGAAGCTATTCTTAAACGTGGCAATGATGCGGAGATCCGGCGCAAGGGTGACGGGTACATCGTGTTAGAGGTTAAGAAAACAATCAAATATTCAACTCCCGCGTAATTGGGCACGGGAAAGGGCAATAGGAGCCAACGACTGAGGTTTTCTCGGTGGTTGGCTCTTTTGTTGTAATACGCAGTGGGGAATGACGCTGTGGGATAAAGGAGAATAAAAAAATGGCAGACGAAATTAGGACTTTTGATGAAATACTGGCTGACCCCACCTACAAGGCGGAGTTTGACAGGCGAATCACAAAGGCACTTTCGACTGTTCAGAGCAAGCTGGACGCGGAAGTGGAAAAAAACAAGCAGTTTTTAGCAAACGGCAACGCGGAAACGGACGCACTCAAAAAGGAGATCGAGGGCTACAAGTCCAAGATTGCCGATTATGACTACGCAGACGTTATCCGTAAAACGCTTTCTGAGAAAGGCGTGAAGTTTAGCTCTAAAGCTGCCGAGAAGGCGTATTTGGCAGACCTGAAAGCAAAGCATCTTGAGATCAAAGACGGCGCGCTTGATGGGTTTGACAAATGGCACGAGGAACAAGTCAGCGCCGATCCGTCCGCGTTTCAGGATGGCGTAAAAATTGACTGGTCCGCTGCTGTTGGCGGCGGTGAAAAGAAAACTGACACCAATGCCGCGATGAACAACCTGATTCGCGGCGCACTCAAGTAACGAAAAGGAGAAAACAATATGGCAAGTATTGATCGTTCCGCACTTTCTGGCCTGATCCCGGAACCCGTAACCCGCGAGATCATGCAGGGCGCTATCGCTGAATCTGCCGTTCTGCGCATGGGCCGCAGACTGGCGAATATGTCCAGCAAGACGCAGACCATCAATGTGCTCGACGCGCTTCCCTCCGCGTATTTCGTCAACGGCGAGGCCACTGACGGCGGCGCCGGTGAGGCATTCAAGCAGACCACCAAGATGGCGTGGGACAAGAAGAAGCTGTACGCCGAGGAGATCGCTGTTATCGTCCCCATCCCCGAGGCTGCTCTCGATGATGCGGACTATGACATTTGGGGCGAGGTCAAGCCCCGCCTGACCGAGGCTTTCGGCAATGTCATTGACGGCGCTATGCTGTTTGGCAAGAATAAGCCCAGCACCTGGCGTGATGGCATTGTGCCCTCTGCTATTGCTGCGGGAAATGGTGTTCCTGTCAGCTCTGACATTTACGCCGACATCATGGACGAGGGTGGTCTGATCTCCAAGGTCGAGCTGGACGGCTTCAATCCCAACGGCGTGATGTCCGCTATTCAGATGCGCGGCAAGCTCCGTGGGCTGAAAGACACCACCGGTCAGCCTATTTTCAAGACCGATATGCAGGGCGCTACCCGCTACGGCCTCGACGGCATGGACATGTACTTCCCCATGAACGGCGCGTTCGACCCTGCGCAAGCACAGATGATCGTCGGCGATTGGAGCCAGCTCGTCTATGCCATCCGCCAGGATATGACTTTCAAGGTGTTCACCGAGGGCGTTATCCAGGACCCCGCCACGAAGGAAATCGTTTACAACCTCATGCAGAACGATATGGTCGCACTGCGCGCTGTCATGCGCCTTGGCTGGGAGATTGCAAACCCCATCAACGCTTACAACGCAGAAAAGGTGAACCCGTTCCCCTTCTCCGTTTACGGCAAGGGCGGTGCTATCTCCACCGTTGCTGTGTCCCCTGCTACCGCCACCGTAAAGAAGGGCGAGAGCAAGCTGTTTACCGCCAAGGTTGACGGTGAGGGCATCATCAACGGCGAGGTTGAATGGTCTCAGGATGGAACCAAGAGCAAAATCAGCGATGAGGGCGTCCTGACTGTCTCCGCTACCGAAACCAAGGGCAGTATTACCGTTACCGCCAAGTCCAAGCAGGACGGCACAAAGACCGGCACTGCCACTGTCACTGTTTCTGGCTAATTTGAAAGGAGCTGACCCAATTGACATACGCTGATTACACATACTACTCCGGTGTCTATATGGGCACTGTAAGCAGTGGGGATTTTCCGCGTCTGGCTGTCCGGGCCAGCTCCTTCCTCGATTATTTCACGCAAAACCGAGCCAAGGACAACGCGGATCTGGATGCGGTAAAGATGTGCTGCTGTGCGCTGGTTGACAAGTACGCGGTTATCGAAGCCGCGCAGGCGCTTGCAATGAAGAACCTTGCGAGCGCTGCCGCTAATGATACAGAAGTCAAAAGCGAAACGGTTGGCGGTTATTCCCGCACACTGGCGACCGGCGGCGAATCTGCCGTTTCTGCGCTGAACGCTACGGATGGGGCAAGAAAGCTGCTCGCAGAGACCTGCATGGAGTATCTTGCCCACACTGGCTTGCTGTACCGAGGAAGGGGGTGCGGATCATGTACGCTCCCCACACTGTAACGGTCTACAATCCGGTCAAAGAAACCGACAAGGAGACGTTTCAGGAAACGCAAAAGCTGTATGTGACCGTACTTCGTGGCGTGATGCTGCAAGCGTCTAAGGCGGTTAACGTGCGCGAGAGCGGCCTTGCCGGAGCGGATGCGGTTGACCTCTACATTCCGTTTGACGTGGAAGCCGTGGACGGCTTTACTGGCAAGGCAAAAACCTATGCCGGTCCGCAGCGGTTTTACGCAGCGGAGGACAAAACCGACCTGTGGACGCTTTCTGTCAAAGGCAACGGCGGGACAACGTTTTTCATCAAAGGTGAGTTTGTGACGGACAATGAAACTGTGGCGTTGGCTCAGGACAATTGCTACACCGTGACCAAGGTTGACGAAAAGGATTTCGGCAGCGTTGATATGCAGCACTGGCAGGTCGGAGGCGTGTGATATGGCGTTGAAATTTTCCGTTCAGACGGACGGCATGGACGCTGTAAAAGAGGCTGTTTCCAAGGGCTGTGATCGCGCAGAACACGTTCTGGCGGTGCAGGTCGCCAAAGATACCGCTCCGTTTGTGCCTATGCTCACAGGCTCTCTTAGGACGCGTACAAGGGTAACGGGAAACACGGTTGTTTATCCAGGGCCGTATGCCAGATATCTGTACTACGGCAAACTGTACGTTGACCCGCTGACCGGAAGCTCTTATGCACGGAAGGGCGTTACAAAGGTTCCGGCAGTGCCAGAAAAGGATTTGATTTTCCACAGACCGGGAACCCGCTCCCATTGGTTCGAGGCGTCCAAGGCTCAGAACATGAAAAAGTGGGTGCGTGTAGCAGAAAAGGCGGTGAAGCATGATCTCTAAAGAAAAACCTGTGATGCTGGCATCCAGCAGCGAAAAAGCAGATCTTGACCGCCTGATGCTGATTTGGGCAAACCGCTTTCCCGGTATCCCGGAGAATGTGGATCTGATCAAATACGAGTATTTCGCGGCGAAAACGGTAGGGATGGCGCTTTCCTCCGTTCAGGGGGCCGTTATCACCAAGAAGTATATCTGCGGTGGATATCAGGCGGAGTATTCGTTTGAAATCCACTACCAGATTGCACCACCCGGCAAGAGTGACGATACACGCTTGAAGGCGGTTGAAGTGCTGAACAAATTTGCGGACTGGGCGCAGATGCAGCGACCGGACATTGGAGAGGGCAGGCGCGCCCTCCGCGTTGAGACTTCTGCGTTTGCATCGTATCTCGGCGCGACAAGCGACCAATACGAGGACTACATGGTCCCGCTAAAACTGATTTACGAGGTGAATGTATAATGGCAGATTTAACTTTTGCGACGCCCGAAGGTCAGACCATTGACCGCGAGCTTTTGATCGCGTATCTGAATACCGGCTCTAAGGAAGCTCCCACTTGGAGCGCCATCGGTAAGCGCGTGGAGGATTCCAGCGAAGAGATGGACTGGGGTCAGGAGAGCAAACAGGACATCCTGGGCAACACCTTCACCACCATGAAGAAGCCCGTTATTTCCCAGACCTTTGATCCCATCCCTCTGGATGCCGGTGACGCTGCTGCGGTGAAGATGTGGAACCTCGCCGTCAAAGATCATGACGCGCAGGCTCTTGCCAATCAGGACATGATGATTGGACACTTCTACGCTACGTCCGGCGAGGCGAAGTTTGCCGAGCGGTATGATTCCTGTGCTATTGCCGTGACGGGCATCGGCGGTGACGGCGGCGGTACGCTCAACATCACGAGTGAGATCACCTACGGCGGCAATCGTACGCTGGGCACCATTACCAAGGATACCAGTGGTGTGACCTTTACGGCAGGGGCTTAAAAACAAAGGGGCGG